GCCCTTGAGGAGTACACGGGGAAAAAGTTCGATATTGATGAGTTACCTGTTTTAATAAACGGTGATGATATTCTCTTTCGAGCTACGGATGATATGGCAGCAGTTTGGCATAAGTGGATAGACCTTGCGGGCTTTACACTTAGCAAAGGCAAAAACTATTTGGCTAAGGACTTTCTGACTGTTAATTCAGTCTGTTATTCCTTTAGGAGCCAAGAGTACCGCCAATCGCAAGCCAAACTCGCCACAACAGGCGCCAAAACGAAGAGGAAGTATGTCCCTAAAGTATGTACGTCTGAGGATGATGAAGCACCCAATATAGAGTTTCCAATTGAGGAGGAAGAATCTGCGGAGAAAGATAATGAGCCCGACCGTAAGTCCATAGAAATGGCCATAGGCGTTGGGACAAACCTCTCCGATTCTTTCACCAAAATTGGTTACTTGAACACGGGTCTGCTCTACCAAAATCAGACAATGAAAGCAAAAGGCTGGCAGCACGGCTGCCGAGCGGAGCTAAGACAAAAACCATTCGCTGATAAGATGAACGATCTTCTAGATAACAGTATCGATAAGAAGCGTACGTATGCTTTAGCTAAGAAGCACTATGCTATCGAGATAGATGAGGCAACACAGTCAGGTAATCTTTCTCTAACGGCTCACCCCTCTTTGGGGGGAGTTGGAGTTAACCCCATTGGGTTAGAGGAAGACGTCTTCTACACACCGTTCCAACGTAAGTTGGGTGGTTTCCTTAAGGACCGCTTGAAAAAGGGTAATTTTGGAAAACGCCAAACAGAAACTGTTGGAGGGAGGAAATATATCTCCAGTGTAGTAGACCTCAACAAAAACCTGGACATTGAAGGCCGCGTGACCTACAGGAACAATGCGATTACGATTGCAAAGGTTCCTGCAGATCTATGCTATGGTGATGTAGTTATGCGTCGCATCGACGAACCCTTGCGGGAGGACGAGCAACGTGTAAAAGATCTACATAATACTAATGCCTTATATAACTATCAGGCTCCACTAGACAAGAAAAAGATGAATCTTGTGTGGACCCAGGGTTATTTGCCTAGTAGTGTGCTAAAAGAGTTCAGGGGAACCAAACACCCCGTTGAGCTAAAAAATCCCTCTCAATTCCACCTAGAAGCCCGTTGTTCGGGCCTCTATCGTACGGATTCCCAGTTTGTATGGGAGGTGGAAGTGAAACTTGATAATGGCGTTGAAAAGTATAAGTTTCTACCAGGGACGCACCAAGAGCTCGATCCTGCAGGATTGCCTGTTACTCCGTTGGAGGTGGCAACAACGCAGGACGAGACCATTGATCACTCAAGCACCTCGCTTCGCAAATACATTCCCTTCTGCACATTCGGTGCACGTGGCACAAATACCGCCAACCATCTGGTACAGACTCCAAAAGAGGAGCCACCGATAGATGAACAGGTAAACGTCACAGAATCCGATACTGTAGAAACGGAATGTAATATTGCGGAAGATTGTTGAGACAAATCGACCGGCCGCTGATATAGGGTATGGCGTAAGCCTACTTTATGGTCGG